ATGCAAAAGGACGGAATTAAGGATAGAAAATATCAAGGTGTTTTATATCCCGATAGTGAAAGCTATTGCTGTGATGATGTTCTAAATATTCTTAAAAGCACATTTCCCGAATTTGCATATATTCTGCATGATAAAGATGTTGATGAAAACGGAGAATTGAAAAAGCCCCATATTCATTGGGTGGGCCGGTTAAAAGCGGCTCGGTATCTATCGGCGCTGGCTGATGACCTTGGCGTAGCGGAAAATATGATAGAGCGCTGCCGCAGCTTTGATGCTTTTATCCGTTATCTTACCCATATCGACGATCCCGATAAATTTCATTATCCGCTGGAAGCGGTGATTGCTACTTTTCCTGTCAATAAGTTTTTTCGGGATGATGAGGAAATACAGGCGGGGCGGCTGGCGGACTATATCATAGATGCACGATGCAGTTCAATGTCTAATGCGGTTCGCTGGGCGCTGAAAAATGGCTGTTGGACTACGCTTCGCCGTGCCGGTAGTATATGGTCGGCGGTGATCTCTGAAAATCGTGTACTGAATATGTGTGAAAGTGACCAAAGGCATTTAACCCCGGGGGAAGTGCAACGAAGCGTTTTCTATGACCCGATTGAGCAGAAAGCCGATTTTGAGCCGGAAAGAATGATTGGGGAGAATATCTCCTTTGAAGATATGGCTCGTTTAGATGCAGCTTTGGAGGGCAGTAAAGATGAAAGTAAGTGATTTAATGTATTGCTATGGTGCGGGTGTTTCGTACCATATCTATCAAAAGCCGTATATGACCAAGCTGATTGATTGCGGTGTGACTACCTTTAATGCTCTGCTTGATCAGCCGACGATGCTTGACCGTGAGGTCATTTGCCATATTCCTAAAAGCGGGGAATTGGTAATTATCATTTAGTTTGATACTTCTGGCCGGAGTTCAAATAAAATCAAATTCAAAGAAAGGTTAAAAAGGTGTTTTTATGGAAGCCATTATTAAGGCAATGTCCGATGCGTTCACCCTGGTTGGTACTGTAATTACCAACATCACTGGTCAGCCTGTGCTGCTGTTCTTCCTCGCCGCCAGCCTTATCCCTGTCGGTATTCGGATTTTCCGCAGTCTCAAGCGGGCTGCGAAGTAAGGAGGTTTAGCTAATGGATACTCCTACTGTTACTGTAATGCAGACTGTTATTGCTGCAATGGGTGATGTTTTTACCCTCGTTGGTACTATCATCACCAAGATCACGGAGCAGCCGGTGCTGCTGTTCCTGCTCGCTGCCGGTCTTATCCCTGTTGGTATTCGTATCTTCAAGGGTTTGAAAAGAGCAGCGAAGTGACCCGAAAGGGGCGGGGTAAATCCTCGCCCCTTTTCTATTGAAAAGATATGGGAGGTTACAAATGAAAAAAATACTTGCCGTGTTGATAGCGGCTTTGATGATATGTTTGTCTGTGGTTCCAGCTATGGCTGTTTTCCCAGTCGGCGATGCATTGTATTTTGTTGGTCAGTGTATTGAGCTTTATAATACTTCTGCTCAAATTCATGAAGCCTATGCCGATACTATTCAAAAGGCGATGGACTATCGAAAATATTACAATGAGCAGGGGCTTGCAAAGGCTTATGATAAGATGCAAGTGTCTATGCGGAATCTGGGCACTTCAACATATAATACCGTATTAAATACGACAAATAAAACTTTTTATGATATCCGCAATAATTTTAAGTTCACGTACAATACTGCTTATTATAACCAGACTTACAACAGTTATTATATCCCTGTAACATATAACGATGTTGATTATAATTATTTTATTACTTATGCGCCCACTTACACTAATATTACATACATTCAAGATGGCTGTAATGACCCCGCGCAGGCAGTTAGCGACAACTATTATTTTGAGCTGCCCGATGGCCGCAATAGCTATAATCTGACTGCTGATGATGTTTTTGGTATTCCGCTGGCCGGTGAGGTGATTAACTATGATGCCGTACCGGAGAACGATAACTGTGTTGCGCTGTATCATTTTGACGGAAATATTAAGGATTCTTCTGGTGCTGGTTCTGTTGCTTCTTTTTTAGAGGGTTCTATTCCTGCTTATCGGGAATCGGATTCTTATGGTCAATGTTTGTATTTGTCCTCTACTGATAATTTATCTATTACTTTACCCCAGGAGTTGGAAGCTCCTTATACTATTGAATTTCGTGTGAATTATGGTACAAATCGAACATTTACCCCGGCTTCTTCTTTTTTTGCTATTCGTTCTTTTGCTTCATCTGGTAAATATACTAATGAATTTACTTCTAGTATTTCGATTCCTGATCCTCGAAATGAACTTGCTGAATATTTGTATCTTTATGAAGAGGGTGTAGAGTCATGGTCTGCTCTCGTTCCTTTTTTGTCTTTCTTGGGCGTTGATGGCTCTGATTCTGTCGAGCGTATTTCTATTTCTTGTAATACTTCTTCTATTTCTGCTTATCGCTATTCAAGTGTATATTATGTTTACCATCAGGGTTTAAAAACTCATGTTCCTATGACGGAGTATGAACATTATAACGCTTCGGCTTATGCTACGGCTGTTGCTGCGGCTGATAAGGCTAGAGCGAATAATTCGTTTAAGCCTAGTTCTGTATATTTTTCTTCTTTTCCTCTTAATCGTGAAACTTGGTATAATATTTCAATCGTAAATGATGGTACACAAATTAAATGGTATCGTGAGGGTGTTCCTTTTACCCCTCCTGATGGTTGGAATGTTTCTAATGGTTGTATTTCTTCTGTTTCTCTTTCTGGTGTTGCTGGTTTGACTTATTCTTGCTATGATGAACTGCGCATATCTAAAGGCGCTCTATATTCTGGCGAATATACCCCCCATGTAGGTCCCTTTGATGTTCCGACTGTGTTGGTTACTCCCGATATTTCCGCGGTTCCTGACGGAACGGTAGCCGTTAAATCTGCCGTTTCTGTGGCCAATTTTCGGGTTGGTGGTGTCCGTCCCTCATATCCTGTTGAAGGCTCCGTGTATATTTCGCTTGATGCAGATAAAAAGGTGACAAGCTGTCAGCAGTATCAAAGCGGTACTTGGACGGAGTGTCAAGGTTCTGTTTGCAAGGATGGTAATTGGGTTGAGCTTACCGGGTATAGTTTTGCAGGCCAGGTGGTGAATGAAGATGATTTCGCTGAAGTCATTGATAAAAAAGATGATCCTGCTATCGGCAGCAATTCCAATCCCGATGCCGAAGTGACCAGCTTTACCGTGCATTATTATAAGGACGGCACTACTGATAAATTGCGCCGTGATACCGTTTATCAAAATGTAGCGGTCGGTTCTTCGTTTACTTTCAGCCCTCCGGCTATAAAAAACTATAAGCCTTTGGTTTCTTCCGCCGAAATTACTATTTCTGCCGATGGTGAGCACATATTTTATTATGCTGCCGATGCAGGAAGCGGGGGTGGTAGTGGGGGAGAGAGCGACCCCAGTAAGCCCGGCTTTTTTGATGGTTTACTATCCGGTGTGAAAAGCCTGGTTAATGTTGTGTGCGGCTTTTTGGGCGGTGTAGTGCAGTCTGTCCTTTCGGGGATTACCGGCATTATCTCAACGCTGATAGAAGCATTTAAGGCTGTGTTGAGCCTTGGCGGTCACTTCGGGGATTTCCTTGCCGCTGCGCTTGGTTTCGTCCCTCGTGAGATTATCGACCTGCTGATAGCTGGTATAGCGGTTTCTATTGCTTTGGCTATTGTCAAGTTTATCCGGGGGTGATGATATGGATGATCTGATGCGCTTTCTTGAGGAAGTATTGAAATTCTTTAAGATGCCTATGACCGTTTACGGTTTTACTTTCTCCTTTTGGGATATCGCCCTTTGGGGCTGTGTTGCTTACATTGCTATTCGAATTATAAGGGGGCTTTTGGATGGATAATGAGTTATTGAATGAAGAAATGACCGAACAAACTATAGAAGAAAACCCCATCGGTGATGCTGCTGAAGCCGGTGGGGGAGAGCAGGGGAATGAAGCCCCTGCTGCTCCGGCCGATGGCGAAGGGCAGGAGCAGCAAATTTCCGAAATAACCGGTACTGTTACAGTAGATAACTTGTGGGAGCGTCCTATTATGTCTACTCCTTTATCGCAATATACAGTTACGGAGGGGCTTTTGCTGTTGTGCTTCCTGCTTGTTTTGGTTCGTACTTTGTTTAGAATTTGGAATAATTAAGGGGGGGATATGATGAGCAGTATTTTTCAAACTTTATGTGATTTTTTCGGGTTGTCAGGTGTTCCTGCTGATTTTGCGGAGTTTATCCCTTGGTTTATGCAGGTGATGCTTGCTATTTGTGTTCTGTGGGGCTGCTGGCGGCTATTCAGGGCTATTGCTTGCGGTGTTACCTCCGGGGGTAGGCGGCTATGATGATTAAGGTTTGGCTGGGCTATTTAGTGCGGTTGCCGAAGTTTCTTTTCTTGCTGGTTAAGGATTTAATACCGTACATAAAAAATCGTGCTTGGCTCAATTTTGACGGCTGGGGGCTGCATCTGTATGTGGGCAAGTTCGGCGCCGGCAAAACTTGTACGATGGTGCATGATGCCTATTTGCTTGCGAAGCGTTACCCGAAGTTGACGATAGTAACTAATTTGCAGCTATCGGGCTTCCCGGCTCATACGCAAATACTTCCGTTGCGATCTCCGCAGGATATTCTTAATGCTCCGGTAAATACGCTGGTTTTGATTGATGAAATAGGCACGATTTTTAATAGTCGTGATTTCGCTGCCAGTAAACAGAGTGTGCCGAAAATCCTTTTTCAGCACCTTTGCCAGTGCCGGAAGCGGCATATGCAAATATATGCTACTACCCAGCGGTGGAATTTTCTTGATAAGCAACTGCGGGATATAACCGATACGGTGAGAGTGACCCGCAGCCACTTATCTCATCCGTTTACCCGCATTTGTACGGTTTATACCTATGATGCGGTGGAATATGATCTTTCTTTCAGTAATCCTCAATATCCGCTCGCTGCTATTGATGCAAGGGTGTATTGCCAAACTGATGCGGACCGTAACCGATACGATACGCAGCAGCTTATTGATAATATGCTGCAAGCGGATTATATCAGCGATGAAGAAATACTGCGTAATAGGGGAGAGCTCCAGCCGGAAGTCACTGGTGAGATCTCTAACCGCAGCAAGCGCCGGATCCGCAAAAACAAAATTGCATAACATAACCCCCAGCTTATTCGCTGGGGGTTTCCTTTTCGCATTTTGGATGTGTCATTGCGTATTGTTCTTGCATTAGCTTTTCGTGTTCGGCCTTTATAGCATTGTTTTGAGTATATGGTGATATATCGTGGGTATGTGCTATTGCCCGGTGTGCAAAGAATAATTTGCTCCAAAGGTTCATGGTTTGCTCCTTTCTTGCAATTCCTTTAATTTTAGCGTTAGAAAGTCGATTTCCTGCCGTTGTTTAGATATAACTCTGTTACGGTCTGCAATGTCTTTTTCATAGTCGATAATTTTCTGTTTGATATCCTGCTTGCGGTCTGCGGCCTTGGCCGATTGTATACCCATAATGATGCACATGATAAATATTATGCCCAGCGCTACAAAAAATAGTACTTGATAGGTTGACCATACGCTAAACCCGATAAAACCCAT